TAACAAGTCATACACCGATAAGGTAATGAATAAGTCTATCGATGATATGATAAAAGATAATAACAGATGATTGGAAAATTTATAGGTGGCTTATTCGGCAAAGTAGTAGAAAATGCAGAAGGAATACTTGACCAAATTATTACGACAGACCAGGAAAGAGATGAGGCAAAACATGCTCTTAAACGGTTACTACTCGACGCTGAAAAACAAGCCTTCGCAAAAGAAGTCGAAGACAGAAAGAGCGCTAGAGATATGTACAAAGACGATGCACTCATTCAAAAAATACTTGCAACGCTCTTTACTGCTGCGTACTTCGGATTAAGCTTTATGATGTTTAAAGTCTTCGTGATGAAAGATATAAACCTAGGAGAATTTGAGATAAGTTTTATCTCTACAATATTTGGCGCAATGAGTGCAAAAGTTAATACGGTCGTCGATTTCTTTTTCGGTGGATCGTCAAAGAAAAATGAACAACAAAATAAATAATAAATAAAATGGGAATAAATTCAACGGACACAGCTTGGGGTTTTCAACAGTTTGGATCAACGTATTTAAGTGGTAACGGTTCGCTACTTGACCTACGTGGAGCAACCGCTAAATACTATGTTTGCGCAATAACGATAATTACAACAACTGAACTAGAAGAACTGCATATATTAGATGGTGGAGTAGATTTAGGTATGGGTAATACACATTTTATATCAACAGAAGATACTCAAACATTAGATACTGATTGGGGCGCGGTTACAAATCTTGGCGACAACGACGGTTTAGTATTGGGTACTGGAGACGGTGGAGATGATGTGGATTTTCCAGCTGGTATGACTATATATGGAATGTGGGATTATGTAGAGTTACACAGTGGAGATGTTATATGTTATGTAGCACCAAGACCAGATTATCATAAACGATCAGCAGCAATATAATATGTTAGGTAACGGATCAAGTACTACAGTTTCTAGATCTAAAAGCAAAGCTGTAGTAGTAAAAAGAAGAAAAGAGGTTGTAGCTGCAGCAAACTACAATACTGTAAGCTTATCTCCTGCGCAAGCTGATGCTACAGCTGCTTGTGTTTATAGTGGAGGTGGAGGTACATTTACAACATATTATCACACAAATGCTGGACCTCTTCCAGCGGTAAATGATATAGTATATAAAGATAAAAGAGCTAGAAATCCTAACAGCTTTGCTCCTGGTTTTTATCAGTTGGATCTTGGGAAATCTCAAGTTTCTATTGAAATAAACGCTATTGGTAAAGTTATAGCGGTTAGACCTTGTTAAAACTAAATAAAATAATATGGCAATAAATTCAACAGAAGTATCATATGGTTTTGGACAATTAGGATCGATGTTTATAGACGCGTCTGGGGCAGCAAGTCCACCAGATGGGAAAGTATTTGTTGCTATAACATTTTTAGCAGATACTAAATTTGATGCTTCAGGTGGATTAGTTTCTCAAACTAAAGAAATCGTTGCAGATGGAGTTAACACTGGTAAAGTTCTAGCAACTGAATATGGTTTAGAGTGGGCTAGCACAGAGGCTGCTGCTCACGATTTAACTGACACAAATGAAACTGCAATATCTGGTTCTGGAGGTGATCAAATTGATGCTAGTAATGTATTTCCAAGAGGTGTTACTATTTATGGTAGATATATTGAGATAGATATAACCTCTGGTGCATTAATTGCTTACATAGGGGAATAATGCTAGGTTTGTCTACAGGGTTAGTGTGGGATAGTGGTATTAAATCACTAGAAGAACCTCCACAGGATAATTTAGTTGGACATTGGGATTTTACTGATGTAACTCAATTAATTGGTAGTTTATCTGGGGATTTTACTGGAAGTATTCTTTCTAGTACAGATCCTATAGGTAGGTGTAAGAATAAGGTGACAAGTAGTGATAGATTAGGTAATTGGGTTAGAGCAATTGACAACAACAAAAGACCCCTTTGGTTTACAGGGGGAGCTAATGGAAATGCTTACGCTAAATTTGACAACTCAGGTGGAGCAGGTTATACGCAGGCATTATTATGTAGATCTACAGACAGTACAAATTGGGGTGCTGTTGGAACGAATCAACTAAGTACCACTAGATTAACAGCTGAAAATATAAGTATATTTATAGTTGGTGAACCACTTGATGATGATACAGACGGTGTAATAGAAAATGTATTCTCTTACTTCGGTTATTACGATAATCCATCTGGATGGGATGATAGTGCTAGCGTTGAATTCACTTTTGAAAGAGATGATGATGATGATCATCACGCAAGTTGGGTTTTAGGAGATGGAGTTGTTAGTCCAAATACTATTAATGCAACTAATGCTGCTAACCATTGGAGTTCTGGTGGTGTTAGTATTATAAACGTACAAACATCTATGGATGTTAGTGGAAGTTATATATACACAAATAATCTTCCTGACGTTGCACAAACTATATTTTATCCAGCTTCTACTGGAGGATTTGCTCAACATGCTTGGGCTGATCTTGACCCGGTAGATTACGATGACAGTAAAACAGCTTCAATTGGAATTGGAGTTAAAGTTGATGAGGATGGAGAATATGCAAATACAGCTACTTTTGAAGGTAAAATATATGAAATTTTAGTTTATAGTGCTAGCACTCTTTTCACACCTCCACTTAGTGAAAGCGACAGAGCGGCATTAACTTACTACTTAGGATATAAATACAATGCAACTATAAATGCATAACAATTAATAATCAAATAAAATTAAATAAAATGGCAAAAAAAGAAAAAACGGTTGATTTAAAACCAAGAGCAGAAAAAATATCTGAAGAACATTTAAAACAATTACAACAGATTGTAAATAGTATAAATGGAATTCAATTTAATATTGGAAAGATAGAATCTCAAAAACACACATTACTACACGATCTAGCTAAGACTCAAGATAGAATTACTTTAATGCAAGATATGTTAGTAAAAGAATATGGCAACTATGATGTTAGTTTAACTGATGGTACAATAAACTGGCCAAAAGAAAAAACAGATGAAAAATAATATCATCAGAAAAATTACTGTTGGTAAAGATTATAAAAATGACTCTATGCACTATGCTGTCAATCAGGAAGTGTATGGTGGTCATAAGATTTGTGATATAATAGAAGAAGAAGATAAGTACTCTATTTATATTAGAAAAAATGAAATAGTCATACCATGGAAAGATTTTAATAAAAATATGGCCATATCAGTTGAGTATAATCTAGAGTACTAATGAAAGCTTATAAAGATTTTATTATTTCACCTATTGGTGAAAGATATAATAATTCAAAAAAAGTCGGTGACAAAGAGTTGGTATTAAATACGGAAGTTTATAATCATCAATATGTAAATAGATTAGCAAAAGTAATCGCTACTCCACTATTATTTCAATCACCTGTTAATGTGGGTGATGAAGTAATAGTGCATCATAATATATTTAGAAGATGGCATGATGTTAAAGGTAGAGAAAAAAATAGTAGATCTTATTGGAAAGAAAATAAGTATTTAATATCGGAAGATCAAATATTCTTATACAATAAAAAAGCTATGCCAGGTTTTAGCTTTGTTAAACCATTAGAAGCTATTGATGATTTTAATATAAAACGTGAAAGACCATTAATGGGTGTAATTAAATATTCTGATGGAACTTTTGCAAAAGAAGAACTTGTTGGCTTTGATCCAGTAAGTACATATGAGTTTATTATTGATGGTGAAAGATTATATCGAGTTTTAAATAAATTTATTACAATTAAATATGAATATCAAGGAAACGAAAAAGAATATAATCCAAGCTGGGCACAAAGCAGTTGAAGAGCTTATTAAAGTTGCTAGAGAAGAAATAGTTGATTCAGATGAAGATATATCAGCAGATAGATTAAAAAATGCTGCAGCTACTAAAAAGTTAGCTATATTCGATGCGTTTGAAATATTAAATAGAATCCACGAAGAAGAAGCAATGCTTGAAGGGAAACCTATAGAAGAAGAAAAGAAAACAGCTTTTAAGGGATTCGCAGAAGGAAGATCTAAATAATGTATAAACAAACATTATATAAAGTTGTAGAACCTGTTAAATCAAATACCATAAAAAGACTTAATAAGTCTAAAAAATGGGAGTATGGTTATAACAAAGAAAACGATATTGTTGTAATATCAAAAACAGGTATGATAGGTGAAGTACTAGAAATACAAGGTTTTCAAATAGCTTTACCTAAGCAACCTAAAGAAGTTTATTCTTGTAGTAAAAATAAATCAGAGCAAAAATGGAGACAATTCCCTGCTAACCCTGATTTCAAAAGAATTAAAACTGTATTTGAGTGGCAAGACTACCCAGATGACTTTAAAGAAAAACATTACGGGTATATAGACGAAGAGTTTAAAAGAAGAGAAGAAGGTTTTTGGTTTATGAATAATGGTAAGCCAATATATATAACTGGTGCACACTATATGTATTTACAGTGGAGTAAGATAGATGTTGGAGCTCCAGACTTTAGAGAAGCAAATAGATTATTCTTTATATTTTGGGAAGCCTGCAAAGCAGATAATAGATGTTATGGAATGTGTTATTTAAAAAATAGACGTTCTGGTTTTTCTTTTATGAGTTCTGCTGAAACTGTACATCAAGCAACACTAGCAAGTGATAGTAGATTTGGTATATTATCTAAGACAGGTGCTGATGCTAAGAAGATGTTTACTGATAAAGTAGTGCCAATAAGTTTAAACTATCCATTTTTCTTCAAGCCAATACAAGATGGTATGGATCGTCCAAAGTCTGAGCTAGCTTATAGAGTTCCAGCAAAGAAGTTTACTCGTAGAAAAATGAGGGAACGAGAGGAACAAGATGATATGGAAGGATTAGATACCACTATAGATTGGAAAAATACAGGTGATAATAGTTATGACGGTGAAAAACTTTCTTTATTAGTACATGATGAAAGTGGTAAATGGGAGAGACCTGATAATATAAAAAATAACTGGAGAGTAACAAAAACTTGTTTACGATTAGGTAGTAGGATTATAGGTAAGTGTATGATGGGGTCAACAAGTAATGCATTAGATAAAGGTGGGGATAATTTTAAGAACTTATATAATAACTCAGATGTTACAAAGAGAAATAGAAATGGACAAACTAAGTCGGGATTATACTCTCTGTTTATTCCTATGGAATGGAATTACGAGGGATTCATTGATGAATTCGGAAGACCTGTATTCAATACTCCTAAACAACGAACATTTGATCCACATGGAGTAGAAATAGATTGCGGTGTTATTGATCATTGGAATAATGAATCTGATGGATTAAAAGACGATCAAGACGCTTTAAATGAATTTTATCGTCAGTTTCCAAGAACTGAAGAACACGCTTTTAGAGATGAGACAGGAAATAGTTTATTTAATCTCGTTAAAATATACGAACAAATAGATTATA